AATAAATGTGCGTTTTTAGTTATAAATAATTCAGCTAAAGAAAAATCTCTATTTATAGAAATATCTTCAATAGTTAATATATCTTTGTTTGTACTTGTTGCTAAATATACACAACCATCAATTTCAAAAATTTCATTGATATACATTATGTATTCTTCTCCAATAGTAAATTGGTCGCCTACGTTTATTGTCTTTGTATTAAATGTATATGTATCTAAAATTTCCATAATATATTAAAAATAATCTGCTATTACATCATAAGAATAAGCATTTGTTCCACTTGCAGTCCTTGTCGTTGTAGATAAAACACTTGTTGTTGATTGTGTTCCTTGAGAAACTGCATTAATATAATAAGTTGCAGCACAAAATCCAGTAAATGGTGCATATAATTTTAAGTAAAAAGTATCCCCTGCTACTATTAAAACAGTTTTTGGAACACCACTTATTACATCATCAAAATAAGCACCATTTTTAAAAACTTCTACAACTTCTCCAGTTCCAGCAAAATTAGTATAATTTATTACCAATGTAGGATTTGCAGCACCTCCACCATTTTGCATTTTAATAGCCGAAGATAATAATCTACCCATTATGCAGTTAAATTACCAATTACATACCATTCGTTAGTTCCAACTTTTACAAGCGTAACACCAGTAAATTTGTTTGCTATTTTTAATTGTCCTGATTTACTATTTAATGTTACACCAGGACCAGCTATTGTAGTTTGACCATTATTATATTGCAATACTTGTATCTCTGTTCCTATTGGGAATGCTACTGATGCGTTTGTTGGTATTGTTAAAGTGTTACCACTTCCATTATTCATCTCAATAATCTTATTTTGGTCTGTTAATACCAATGTATAAGAAGTACCATTTTGCCTATTGATTATATTTTGGTAACTAATACCACCAGTAACTTGTAGTTTTGCAGTAGTGCTATTATCGCTCGTCGAGCCTATTAATACGTTACCACTTGAATTGATACGCATACGCTCAGGAGTTGAGCTTCCAGTACCAAATTTAATTGAATTAGAGCCCTCAGCAGCAATAGCTATACCACCACCTACACTATAAACAAAAGCATCATTTGCCGCTAAAACACCATAGGTAGTAAACCCACTTCCGATTGCACCAAACTTTTGATTAACAGTTCCATTATAATAATTTGTAACCGAACCAGCAATGTTTCCAGTATTTACATTTGTAATCTGAGAACCTTGAAATGAGTTTGCATCAACGTAAACTTCCAACTTAGCATTAGGAATTGCTATCCCAACACCTAAATTACCAGCCAAATAATTATTGGCAGTACCATTCATGTATAAATTCCAACGGCCTTCAGCAGTCGCTAAATTACCATAGAAACCATAATTACTAACTCCACCTGTTAATGTAGAATCAGCATAATATCCATATTGAGCAGTAATAGCTGAACCAGCACCAAGTGTTCCCTGAGCTGAATAAAAGCTATATAAAGAACCTAATGTAAACGCTGTGGCTTGAGTGCTAACTGCACTTCCAATACCAATAGCAACTGAAGTTACATCAGATTGTATAGTGCCATCAACTATTATACTTCTTGCTGTTGTTCCACCAGTAATATTTTTTGCTACCCTTAGGTTATATGCAGTTAAAGTTGAAGAACCTATACCTAAACTACCGCTTGAAATAGTAGTATTAGAACCCAATGAAATTAAAGTTCCACTATCAGTAATATTTGAGTTACCAAGTGTTGAACCAGCTGTAAACTTAGGGATTGTATTTGTAGTTCCACTACCACCAATTTTACTATTGAATGTAGTCCAATCAGTAGAACTTAATGCCCCCCTATTTGTACCTGAAGCAGTAGGTAGATTAAATGTATGGGTTGAAGTTGCAGAACTAATAGCAAAATCAGTTCCACTTGTTCCTACTGCAAATGTTTGAGTAGATGCAGTTAATGTATTTAAAGTTGTAATACCACCACTTGCAGCAGCAGTAGTAATAATTTCACCAGCAGATGTAAATGCTAAATATCCAGCAACAGTACCTGTAAATGAAGTTGTAGTAGTATAATTGCCAAGTTTGATTTGGCCTGTTGATTTTAAAAATACACCACTTGAATTACCAAGACCATCCGTAATTTCTTTAAAAGAAGTAGTTATAGGCCCATTATCCGTTAGTTTAAGTAACGAGTCATAGGTACTTGATATTGATTGTCCGGTTAAAGATGCCATGTGTTAAAATTCGTTCTAATATAGTTAAAATATTTTACTTTTACAATAGTTTTTTATCAACAAGTTATTTACCAAATGTCTTGATAAACCTGACTCCCTCTTCGTCTATTGTATTCAGGAAGTAATATCTTCCTATTATTGCTTGTTTGTGGAAGAACGGAGCATCTACTTTGTATGGAGCAGCCACTTTATTTGTATCTATTCCACTTTCAAATCCACCCCTTATAGACAATGTTGCTTTATTGGACTGTCGAGTTCCAAATTCAAGATAGATTAATTCCTTCCCTCCGTTTGCAAAAACATATCCCTCTATTGCATTTTTTGACTCCAAAAGCCTAAATCCAGTAGCGTTACCTTTGAGTTGAACCCTTTGGTCTGTATCATCGCTACTATACTTTGAATTTGTCTTACTTGAGATAGCCTTAGTTGTATTCTCTACCTTTGTTTCGCTATAATCCCTAACCCCATCTACAAACTTTTGATAATCAGCTAAGACACTTTTTATATCACTCATTATTTTCTCTTATAAGCTATAATCTTGATATATTCTCTATCTTCGTCAATATTTATTATAGAGTGGATTATATAATTATCAGACCTGTAATATAATTTATTGCTTTTGGTTATCTCTGATGTTAATGTTCTATATCTGAATATGAAAGCAAACTTATTATTTATAATTCTCTCACCACCCTCTAAAAATAAATCTCCATCATAAGATTCTACTCTTGCGAATGTAGTAAATCCACTTGCGTAAGCTGAGCTTGTACCACCAGTTTCATCCTGTGTAGGAACGATATATTTTACATCTACGCGCTCCTTAAAATCAGATATTTTATATTTCTTCATTAGAATAATAATATTCTTCTATATGGTTTAGCTAATTTTGTTGCAGAGTTTGAAAGCTCCATCATTTTTGTATCAGATGTTCCTTCTCTGTATTCAAAGTCCATAGCTACTTGCTTAAGTATAGATACCTTTAAGTCAGCAGGTAATGCGGTATATCCAGCAACGTATTCAATCTCTATTGGAGTATCAATTCCGAAAAAGCGAATGTTTTTAAATAAATTTCCTGTTACAAGATAGTCTGTACCTGCCGTTAGTGTAGTCTTTGTGCCTGTTTCATCAATAGATTTAACGCTTGTTATTGACTGAATTGGGCCATAGGGAATATCTATGTTATCTGAAACCTGTTGGAACGTAGAAACCAATGTTTTTGTAGCAAATGTACATCCTGTGTACTTCTCCAACTTAGTTCTTGCCGATGAAATTAGCGTACCAATTAACGTGTCCCATGAAGTATAATCTACGTTTAAGTATGTTTTAGCTTCAGCAACTGTAACTGGCTCAGTAGTTAAGTCGGTCTTAATTTGTACGTCTAATCCTAATGTCATTATTTTTTACTTTTAGATACCTTTAATTCTTTCGTTTTTACTACTGGCTTCTCTTCTTTTTCTTCGATTTTAACATCGTCAGATATTTCCAATATTTTAACTAATCTTTTTGATACGAGTAATTCCGCTCTTTCGTCTGATACTTCAAACTTTTCTCCAGCGTTTACTGCTCTACCCAATTCCAAATCTCTGTAATTGAATATTACTTCTATCTTTGTCATAATTTTTATTTTTTGAAAGTAGGGGGGAAGACGATTCCCCCAGTATAAATACTTTCCAAACTACTTTAGTAATTAGGCAACATTACCTAAATCAGCAAATACGAATGCGTCAAGACGGTCGATAGCCAATACTTCACGAGCCTCAATACGGCAAGTAACCAAGTTTTTCTGAACATTATCAGAATCTTGTTCGAAGAATTCAACTTTTAAGTCGTCAACAACAACACGCTTAGCCATATTCCAATCACCTACTAATACTTTATCATCAGCGATGAAAGAAGACTTGTAAACTGGGATACCAGCGATAGCGATATTGCCATCAGGAGTGATAGTAACACCACCCGGTACTGAATAATCAGCAGGTTTAGTAGTTACCAATCTTGCCCACTGCTTAGGATGAACTACGATACCATTTACTTGGAAATCAGCAGCTTCTAAGTTAGCAACATAATCAATGATTTGCTCAACGTCAACAGTTGCAGAAGTGGTAGTAGAACCAGTTGCAGCACCTGATAAGTCAGCGTAGAATTTAGCATCTTCTGCTTTGTAGAAATCACGTAACAACATGTTAGGCAATGCAGTTTGCAAGAAAGGTAAATCTTGTAACATTGACTTGTCGATACGAGCGAAACCAGCGATGTAACGAGCGGTGTAAGTAACAGCAGTTAAATCGTAGTCGATTTGAGTTTTAGCATCACCCGGAGTGCTTTGAACTGAGATAGAACCCTCAGAACCAGTTTCACGATACAAGGTATATATACCAGTAGCTGAAGAAACGGCAGGGATTAAATCACGGAAGTTCAATAAGCGGTTAGGTACAGCAGCAACACCCGGCTGGTAAGTACGCATAGCATCACCAGTTAAGTTTCCAGATACTGTCATGTTACCAACAGCTTTTAAGGTCATAGCAACCTTGTTGCCAAGAGATACTTCTTTGATTGAATCAAAGTTTTTAGCGATTAATTCGCCAAAAGTAGATACGAATGATTTTTGTTCCATTTTGTTTTCGGTAGATTTTTGTAATTTAATTTCGATTTCATCTAAACGATTCTCAATCGCAGTAGATTTTTCAGTTAATTGCTCGGCAACCTCGTTTTTAAGGTTTTCGTTAATTAACGATTTTAATTGTTCAACTTTTTCCATTTTGATAACTTTCTATTAGTCCATTTAATAATAACTCATATTCATCCTCCTCTAAGTCTTCGCCTTCAACAGTAGTTTCCATAGCAGGTTCTTCAGTAGGTGCTTCTTCTGCCATTGGCTCTTCAGCCATAGGTTCTTCAGCAGGTGCTTCTTCAGTTGCTACTTCTTCTTCTTCCATCGGAGCTACTTCCTCTTCGGTAGGTTCAACTTCTTCTTCAGCCATTGGCTCATCTTCCATCGGGTATTCACCATGCTCAGTATCTTCAATGTTGATAGTAACTGTAATACAGCTCTTATCTTCAGATGGCTCAGGGGTGTCTACTGATAGTTCTTTGAGAGCTTGTAGCTCTTTCTGAAGTTGTAAAAATTGGAGTTCTAATTTTGCAAAGGTTTCATCGGTATATTTACCGCCTTTGATAGCTCTCATGATATTTTCCATCATAAAGCTAATGTTTTCGTAAGATTTCATACCTGTAATCGGGGTCATTTCGTTAGCACCCCATCCTTGTAATGATGAACCTTCATATAACTTAACCTCAGAGATTTCGTTATAGTGGCCTTGTTTTTTCTGTTTAATGGTAACAAATCCAATAGAATGCTCACTAATAAGACCATCTTCTACCATTAGCAAGAAATCTCTACCCAAAGTGTGGCGACCTGCCTTACTTTCGTAATATAATCCTTTAGCATCTTCTTGCAATGTTAAGATTTTGCCAACCGATTTGGTTGCATCGTGGTCTAACAAGTGGCGAACACGTTGGAAGTTTTCATTAATAGTTTTAGCAAAAGCACCCTTGCGGATAACATCACCATCACTATCCATGTTGTCAAAAGAAGAGAAATACCCGGTAACGATGCCTTTCTTAACA